TCTTCCGATCTAGGGGGGAGGGGAGACTAAATTTCAACCTTCTGTTTTAGAAAGATTACCTGAACCTGTAGGTTATCGACTTTTAGTTATCCCATATTATATGAAACAAACAACAAAAGGTGGAGTTTTTATTCCAGATGCAATACGAGACAAAGAAAGTTTTGCTACAGTGGCTGCTTATGTTGTTAAAGTAGGACCAGACGCATATAAAGACGTTGGTAAATTTCCATCTGGTGCGTGGTGTAATGAGAAAAGTTGGGTTCTTATGGGAAGATATGCTGGAAATAGATTTAAAGTGGACGGATTAGAGGTTCGTTTGATAAATGATGATAATATTATTGCAACAATACTTGACCCATCTGATATTTCGTATGTATAAGGTAAGAAAAGGATATAGGTATGGCTGAAGAAGCTCGTGAAATTGTAGAAGAAGAAACAACTTCTGTTGAGATTGAACAGGAGCAGGATTCTAATGATAATACTGTTGTTGAAGTTTCTTCAGAAAAATCTAATGAAACTCAAACAAATGTTCGAGATAATGAAGATGCGGATGAGTTAGAGTCTTATAGTGACAATGTTAAAAAGCGTATTAATCAGTTAACTGCAAAAAGAAAACAAGCAATAGAAGAAGCAGAAGCTGCTTATAATTACGCACAACAAAAAGAACAAGAGAACCAGCAGTTAAAACAACGATTAGGTCAGTTAGATCAGGGTTACATAAATGAATATGATAATCGTATTAAAAGTCAATCTGCACAAGTAAAAGAAATTTACAAACAGGCGCATGAGTCTGGTGATGCAGAAAAAATGGCTCAAGCACAACAATTAATGTCTAAACTTGCTGTTGAAGAAGAAAGATTGCGTGTTCAAAAATCTCAAATGCAACAACAAAAAGCTTCAGAAAAACAAGCTTTAGAACAACAGCAACAAGTTGCTCCTCAACCTCAACCTAAAAAACCTAATGTAGATGATGACCCGAAATTAAAAGGTTGGTTATCAAAAAATAATTGGTTTGGTTCAGATAGAGTGATGACAAGAGGAGCGCAAGCTATACATGAACAATTAGTATTAGATGAAGGGTTTGACCCTTCAACTGATGAGTATTATCAGGAAATCGACAAAAGAATGAAAGTTGAGTTTCCTCATAAGTTTCAGGAGAAACGTACTAACGCTCAAGCCGTTACTCCTGCGTCTAATGGACGGTCTGTAAAGTCTGGGCGAAAAAAATCGGTGCAATTAACACCTGGTCAAGTGGCGTTTGCAAATAAAATGCGAATACCTTTGGAAAGATACGCACAAGAAGTTGCGAAGCTAGAAAACAAACGGAGTTGAAGATGGCTGATAGAACTAACCGAGAAACGGTTACTCGTGAAAAAACCGAAAGAAAAGCTGAATGGAAAGCTCCATCAACATTAGAGGCTCCAGAAGCCCCGATTGGATATAAACATCGTTGGATTCGTGAATCTGTTATGGACTTTGATGATCGTAACAATGTTCACAAAAAACGGAGAGAAGGCTACGAATTAGTTCGTGCTGAAGAATACCCAGACTTTGACGCACCTGTAATTGATGAAGGAAAGAACGCTGGTTGTATTGGCGTTGGTGGGCTTATATTAGCTCGTGTTCCTGAAGAAATTGTAGACCAGCGGAATGAACATTATAGCCAAATGGCTAGAAATCAAATGGATGCAGTTGACCGTGATTGGATGCGTGACAACAACCCCAATATGCCGAAACTAAGTCCTCAACGTAAATCATCTGTGAGTTTTGGCTCACAAAGACCAAAACAGGAGTAAAAGATCATGGCAAATAAAGATGCTGCTTTTGGTATGCGTCCTGTAGGAAGAATAGGTGGAACGCCCTATACAGGAGGCACAAGCCGATACAGAATAGCTGCAAATTACGGAACTTCTATTTTTCAAGGTGACATGGTTATGCAAGTCACTGGTGGAGGTATAGAAGTCCACGCTGATGGTGGAACCGTACCAATTGTAGGTGTATTCAACGGCTGTCAATATACCGATCCTACAACTAAAGAACAGGTTTATAGTAATTACTATCCTGCAAGCACTAATGCTTCAGACATTATTGCTTTTATCATCGACGACCCTATGGTTATTTTTGAAATTCAAGCGAATGCTGCAATGCCTGTAGCTGATTTGCTTGGGAATTTTGATATTGTCTATACAAGTTCTGGAAGCACCGTTACTGGTATTTCTGGTGCTGAATTAAATGTGTCTGATGGAGCTACTGGTACTACACTATCTCTTAAAGCCATTGACATTTCAGAAGACCCTGAAAATTCAGATGTATCCTCTGCAAATACTAATGTTAGGGTTGTTATTCAAAATCACATATTTGGCGTTAAAGGCGCTGGATTGGCGTAAGGAGGTTTAGACATGGCTATTTCTAGAGCGCAACTCGCTAAAGAGTTAGAACCAGGTCTAAACGCCTTGTTCGGAATGGAGTATGATCGGTATGATACCGAACATCTTGAAATTTATGAAACAGAAACTTCAGATCGTGCATTCGAAGAAGAAGTGATGTTGAGTGGTTTTGGGAATGCTCAAACAAAAACTGAAGGTGCAGGAGTAACATTTGATTCTGCAAACGAAGCATATACTGCTCGTTATACGCATGAAACAATTGCTCTTGCTTTTGCACTTACTGAAGAAGCAATTGAAGACAACTTGTATGATCGTCTTGGTGCAAGATACACAAAGGCTCTTGCTCGTTCAATGGCTCATACAAAGCAAGTCAAAGCTGCTGCTACACTGAATAATGCTTTTGATAGTAGTTTTACAGGTGGTGATGGTCTTGAGTTATGTTCTACTGCACACGTTTTAACTGGTGGTGGAACTTTTGCTAACGAACCTTCAACTGCTGCAGACCTAAACGAAACATCTTTAGAAGATGCGTTGATAAGTATTTCAACATTCGTTGATGAGCGCAATATGATTATCGCTTTAAGAGGTATGAAACTTATCATACCACCACAGCTTCAATTTATTGCTGATCGTTTACTAGAGTCAACTTTACGACCAGGTACTGCTGACAATGATGTTAACGCAACTCGTAACATGGGTATGCTTCCAGATGGTTACACTGTGAACCACTTTTTAACTGATACAGACGCATTTTTTATTAAAACAGATGCTCCGAATGGTTTTAAGTTGTTTGAGCGTACACCAATTTCTACCTCTATGGAGGCAGATTTTGATACTGGAAACATGAGGTTTAAGGCTCGTGAGCGTTATTCCTTTGGGTTTTCTGACCCTCGTTGTGTGTTTGGTTCGCCAGGCGCTTAACCACTAAAACGAACATTTGTTCGATTTATTAAAGAGGCAATTTATTTGCCTCTTTATTTTTGTTTTAAAGTAATGTAAGGTATTATTATTCCCTTGACAGTTGCATAATGTGACTGACAACAGCCAAGACGAGGAGATTAGAATGGCTAATACAACTTTTAAAGGCACCCTTCGTTCTGAGGGGGGTTATTCTTCAATAGCAACTGCTTCAAGCACAGGCGTTGAGACAACTCAAATGTCAATTAGTTCTGCTGGTTTTGTATCTTTAGATGCTAATACTATGGCAGTAGAAGCTGGAACTGGTATTACAACAGGTTCAGGCACTATTTATAAAAGTTCTGTTCAAAGAAGCGGTGGTATAATCACCACAAGAATTTTAATAGATTTAACTGGTTTAAGGTCAACTGGAAGTGGTGATATTATTGGTGTTGATGGAACATCTTTAGTTTGTCACATCGGTCAAATAACTGCTGCAAGAAATGGAACTATCTTAACAGGTAGCATGGAGTGTTTTGAAGCTCCTGCAGGAGGTGATCCAGACATTAACGTACACTCTGCTACTGAAGGAACAGGTGTTGAAGATGGCGCTATTGGTGATTTAACGGAAACATTGCTTGTAAACGCTGGTGATGCAACATTAGGTAGTAAGGTATATTTTACTGCTGTACCTGCTGCTGATTCTTTTTTATATTTAACTACAGGTGATGCAACTGATGCAGACTATACTGCTGGTAAGTTGTTGATTGAGTTAATGGGTTACGAAGCTTAATTTTAGGGGGATTTAATCCCCCTTTTTAAGAAGGAGATATAAATGGCAGGTTCAGATGTAAAAACATTAACCATATCTGATACAAACGCTTCAGATGATGATAGGTTAGTTACAGCAGCAAGACCTAATACTTCAGCAACTATGGCAAACACTACATTTGCAGGTGGTGCTGCAAGAAATGTTATTGTAACAACCACTGGCACAGGAGATAATGCTAAAACGTGTACCATTACAGGAACTGATGTTTTTGGTGATGCTATGACAGAAGTTATTACTTCTACAAGTTCAGCAGAAGCTGTAGCAGGAACGAAGTTATTTTTAACTGTTTCAGCAGTTGAGTGTTCTGCACAATATGCAGCTAATATAAAAGTTGGTTCAGGTTCTCTTTGCGCTCAAGCTGTTGAAGGAGCTAACAGAATAAGACTTAAAGGTATGTCTGTTGTTTCTGGAGGAAC